CAATATCTGGACGCACATCCGCCGATAGAATGGCGCGCGATTTACGCAGACACGGCGCAAAAAACACGTGAGGCGAACGACTACACCGTCTTTCAGTGCTGGGGCAGATCGCGGCAAGGGCAGGCGGTCCTTCTGGACATGGTGCGCGGCAAGTTTGAAGCGCCTGAGTTGCTTGAAAGAGCAAGGGCCTTCTGGTCCAAGCATGTGGCGCAAGAGAGCATGGGGGCGCTCAGAGCCTTCAAGATCGAAGATAAGGTAAGCGGCACCGGGCTAATCCAGCAACTGCGCCGCGAGGGCAAGCCGGTCTTGCCGATCAAACGAGACACGGACAAATTGACGCGAGCGCATGACGCCGCGCCATACATTGAAAGCGGAAATGTCATTCTGTTGCGCAGCGTTCCGCATTTGTCGGACATGCTGGCCGAGGCATCCGCTTTCCCGAATGGCTCGCACGACGATACGCTGGATCCGATGATGGACGCGATAGCGGACATATTGGGCCGCAACGCCGTGCAGCCGAGGATAAGGGCGCTCTGATGGGATTATTTGACTTTCTGCGCCGTCCGCCCGAGACAAAGGAAAGTCAGACGGGCCGGATCATGGTCATGAACCCTGGTCAGCCCGCATGGAAACCGCGCGATTACAAGTCATTCGCGGATGAAGCCTATGGCCGCAACGTGGTGGCCTATCGGTCAATCAACCGCATCGCGGACGCGATCGCATCGGTCAAATGGACTCTGTGGCGCGGTGAGCAGGAGATTATCGAGCATCCCATCCTGACGCTTCTGGATCGGCCTAACCCGCTGCAATCCGGCGACCAATATATCAGGGCCAAGATCGGGTTCCTGATGCTCTCTGGCAACGGCTTTGAAGAACGGGTCAAGGTTCGCAACGAGGTCAAGGAACTATACCAACTACGCCCGGATCGCATGACGGTCATTCCCGGCAACAACGGTTTTCCAGAGGCGTTTCAATACGAGGTAAACGGGCGCAAGGTGCGGTTTCCGGTTGACCCGGTGACGCTCGATAGCGATGTGCGGCAAATCCAGTTATTCAACCCGATCAATGACTGGTATGGGCAAAGCCCCATAGAGGCGGGCGCTTACGCTGTCGATCAGCACAATGAAAGCATGGCCTGGATGCAGAGCCTGTTGCAGAACAGCGCGCGGCCTTCCGGCGCTCTGGTCATGACGGGCAAGGACGGACAAGGCGAACTGACGCAAGAGCAGTTTCACCGGCTCAAGGGCGAACTGGAGGAAAATTACCAAGGCAGCGGCAACGCGGGCAGGCCGATGCTGCTGGAGGGCGGGCTTGACTGGAAGCAGATGGGCTTGAGCCCGACCGACATGGGCATACTGGAAACCAAGTTCAGCGCCGCGCGCGATGTGGCCTTGACGTTCGGTGTGCCACCGCAGCTTCTGGGCATTCCCGGCGACAACACCTATTCCAACTATTCCGAGGCGCGGCTGGCGTTCTGGGAAGATACGGTCATTCCGCTTTTGTCTTTCATTGGGTCAGATTGGACAGCATGGCTGGCAGAGCCTCTTGGGATGGAATTGCGCCCCGATCTGGATCAAGTCCAGGCGATTGTGGACAAGAAGCACAAGCTCTGGGACATGGCAGACAAGAGCCTTGATCTGACGATAAACGAGCGGCGCATTCTCAAGGGGTTTGAGGAAATCGAAGGCGGCGACGTGTTGCTGGTCAATGCAAGCCAGATCCCGCTTTCCATGGTGTCTGAGCCGCCCGCGCCCGTCGCGCCACCTGTCGATGAGCCTAATGATGAATTGACGCCAGACGATATAAAGGCGTTTATTTATGGCGCAAAAGGAGAAATGAAGTGAGCAATCCTTGGACTTCAGCCGGGGGCAACCTGACCGGCTTGGCGAAAGATATCATTCCGGTGACGCCCGCGAATGATGCGGATATCGCGGTGAACACAGTAGCTGTCGGCATTATTTGCAAGGGCAATGCCGGAGACGTTGTGATCATAACGGCATCCGGCAATGAGCGGACATACCCGATTGCGTCAGAAGAAACGCTCCCTGTCGGTGTTTCACGCGTTAAAGCGACGGGCACAACCGCAACTGGCATCTGGGCATTTTTGGCGTAAGCGGTGGCCCGACTCATTGATCAGGACCGGCAGCGTGAACAGCGCAGGCAGTCGCTATTGCTGGACCGGCTGGAGGCACAATTCAGGGGCCGCATACAACGGGAATTGATCGCGGCCATCCGCGAGGCAATGCGGGTTTATGAACTAACCGGGGAAGTGCCGGTCATGAATGACCTGCGCCCGCGTCTTGAAGCGGTCTATCGTCAGATGGCGGAAGTCAGCGTCAGGACATTCGGCGCGCGGGTGATAGATCAGGGCAAGGCGTTCCGGCCCGATCTGGAACGCAAGGACTTTGCCGCCACGTTCGCGCGGATTGCCGTGGCTTATATCGCGCAGGAAGCCATCAGGCGGCGCATAACGGCGGTATCGGAGACCACGCGGGCGCAAGTGGTCAATGCGGTCACGGCTGGATTTGACGAGGGGTTGGGCGTTGCGGAAATCGCGCGCAGCATTAACAGCCAGGTGCAAGCCTTCACGGCCGCGCGGGCTGCAATGATTGCCAGAACGGAAACGCATGGCGCGGCGAATTACGGGGCGCAGGAAGCGGCAAAGGAAACCGGGTTGCGGCTCAAAAAGGAATGGGTTGCGGCGGCGGATGAGCGGACCCGGCAGGATCACGTCGATGCCGATGGGGAACTGGTAGACGAAACAGCGCCTTTCATCGTCGGCGGTGAAGAATTGATGTTCCCCGGCGATCCGGCGGGCAGCGCGGCGCAAGTGGTGAATTGCAGATGCGCCGTTTCGCATGTGGTCATTGACTGACACTTTCACGAATTTAATGGAGTTGGACATGCAGCACAAAGATGCGGCGCAAGTCATCCATCACAAGAGCGCAGCTTTTGAGTTGAAGCGCGAGCCTGATGCCGATGGCACCTTTGAGGGATATGCCTCTGTCTTTGGCGTTCTGGATCAGGGGATGGACGTTGTAGCGCCGGGTGCATTCAAGCGGTCACTCGCCACAAAACGCAAGGTCAAGATGCTTTGGCAGCACGATCCTGGCAAGGTGATCGGCGTCTGGGAAGAAATCCGCGAGGATGAACGCGGGCTGTTCGTCAAAGGGCGGTTGCTCAATGACGTGGCGCTAGGACGCGAGGCAATGGCCCTGATGCGCGCTGGCGCTATCGACAGCATGAGCATCGGATATCGGACTGTCGAGGCGGAACCAGAAGCAGGCGGGCGGGTGCGCAAACTGGTTGATGTGGACCTGTTTGAGGTAAGCGTTGTGACGTTCCCGATGAACGAGGCCGCGCTTGTGACGGATGTCAAGGCGATCTGCACGGAAAGAGAATTTGAGGCGTTCTTGCGGGATGCAGGATACAGCCGAAAAGAGGCCGCAGCAATCACGCTGCATGGCTTCAAGGCGATCACCGGGCAGCGGGATGCTGAGGCGGATGGTGCGCAAATCGAGGGGCTCGCGTCCCTTGCAGAGCAAATCAGACAGCTAAAGGAGAAAACCCAATGTCTGACGATCAAAAAGTAGACCTGACCGAGGTCAAGAAAGCTGTCGAAGGCATCAACAAAGCCTGGGACGAGCAAAAGAAGGCCATCGCCGAACACGACGCCGAAATCAAGAAATTCGGCGCGGCGCTTCCCGAGACTGAAGCCAAGCTGAAAAAGATGGATGAGGACATGGCGCGCCTTCAGGCGACCGCCGATGAGGCTGTTCTTGCCATCAAGCGGTCGCAGCGTGTCGTGACGGATGCCAATGGCAATCCGATTGATTACGATGCCAAGGCGCAGAACTGGGCTGACGTGGTGGCGGTTGCCTATGAGCAGCGTCCGTTCGACATGAACGCCAAGGGGCTGGCTGAATACCACGCCGCTCAAGGGCGTTACATGCGCAAGGGCGCGGATGGTCTGTCGGCAGACGAGCGCAAGGCTCTGTCGGTTGGCGGCGATCCTTCGGGCGGCTATGTCGTGCATCCCGATATGTCGGGCCAGATCGTGACCAAGGTGGATGAAACCTCGCCCATGCGGGCTTACGCATCCATCCAGGTGATCGGCACTGATGCTCTGGAAGGTCTGTTTGACCTTGAGCGAGCATCGGCAGTGTGGGTTGGTGAAACGCAGGCGCGTTCGCAGACCGATACCCCAAACATCGGCAAGTGGCGCATCCCGGTCCACGAACTGTCGGCAATGCCTGCGGCAACGCAGAAACTGCTCGACGATGCGTCGATCAACATGGAGTCGTGGCTGGCGCAGAAGGTGGCGCTGGAGTTTGCGCTTGCTGAAAACGCGGCTTTCGTCAGTGGCAACGGGGTTGAAAAACCGCGCGGCTTCCTGACCTATGCTGCGGGCACCACGCTTCCCGGCACCATCGAGCAAATCAAGACCACGGTCAACGGTGACTTTGCCGCCGCGCCCGCTGGTGGAGATGCGCTGATCACGGCGCTCTACAGCCTCAAGGCCCCGTATATGGCAAACGCCACGTGGTTCATGAATCGCACTGTGGCGGCTGCTGTTCGCAAACTGAAGGACAGTGACGGGTCGTATCTGTGGCAACCGGGCATCGCGGCTGGTCAACCGGCAACAATCCTCGGGCGTCCGCTGGCCTCTTTCGAGGACATGCCGAACATCGCGACCAACAGCCTGTCGATTGCGGTGGGCGACATGCGCGCGGCCTATCAGATCGTGGACCGGGCGGGCATCCGTGTCCTGCGTGATCCCTACACCGCCAAGCCTTTCGTGCTGTTCTACACCACGAAGCGCACCGGCGGCGATGTGGTGAACTTCGAGGCAATCAAGCTGATCAAGTTCAGTTTCTGATGAAATCGGGCGGGGCCAATACCGGCCCCGCTCTTTCCGCTGGTGAACCTGCCAGCTCTCTCTAGCGCGAAGGGGTAAAACAATGCGCGACTTTATTTCCAACGTTTCCACTGTGGACATGTCTACTGACACGCTTTCCGGCATCACGCCGAACGCTTCTGCATGGCTTGATGTGCGCGGATATGATGCCGCTACCATCGAAATCCTGACCGGAGCGGTTACGGACGCGGGCACGGCGGCGGGCTTTACCGCCACGCTTCAGCACTCCGACACGACCGCTAACGGTGACGCGGCTAACGTATCGGCAGATGAAGCCGTCAATGGCACTGTGACCGTGACGGTGACTGACGACGCTGCGGACAACGTGGTTGCGGGTGCCCTCGGGTATCTTGGCAACAAACGCTACATCCGAGTGAACTATGTCGGCACGACCAACACGGCGGCGGTTGTCCGCACCATTGGTCGGCTTGGCCGTCCGCACCGCGCACCGACTACCTACATCGGCGCATCCGTCGCGGCAACCTGATCTTTGCGAGGGGCCGGAAAACTGGCCCCTTTCACAAGCACAGGGATAACTCATGACAAAAGTCAGGATCACACACCGCGACGGATACCGCTGCGCACCCCACGGCCACACGGTCGAGACCTTCGCATTTGGCGATATCGTGGATGGGCGGGCAGCGGATCTGGCTTTGGCGGCTGGTGCTGCATCGCCTCTGTTTCCTGAGATGGAAACCAAGCCCGCCGCGCCTGTTCAGGTCAAACGGGGCAGACCCAGAAAGGCCAAATCATGAGCCTGAGACCTGTCCGGTTGTTCTACCCGCAGCGCGGATCGGTTCGCGCCGTCGCGCCTGCTCTTGAGCCTGTAACAGCGGCAGAATTAAGAACGCACCTTGTCGAGACTGTAGAGGGTCTTTCTGATACTGCGGCAGAGGCGTTAATTTCAGCCGCTCGCGAGGAAATCGAGGAAGTCACCGGCATTGCGATGATTACGCAAGAGTGGCGATTGGCGCTGGACGCATGGCCGGGAAACCCTGAACCGTGGTGGTCTGGCACACGGCAAGGCGCGATCAGCGAATTGCGCGGCGCGCCCGCTACGCTGGCAATCCCGGTTTATCCGTTGCAGGGCATCGACGCCGTGACGGTATTCAATGAAGCGGGCGCATCATCTGCGGTGACTGTGGCAACCGTCTTTGATGTGGACACGTATCAGCGGCCAGGGCGGTTATCGCTCAAAGCTGGTCAGACATGGCCTATTGCCCTGCGGGACACAAACGCGATCCAGATTGAATACACGGCTGGATTTGGTGACGCGGCGTCGGACGTTCCCGCGCCGCTCAAGCGGGCCGTGCTGCAAATGGCGGCGTATCTTTACGAGCATCGCGGCGATGGCTGCACACCGGGCAATGCCTTTCATGCATCCGGCGCGGCTGACATGGCCAAGTGGTATCAGGTGGCACGAATTTAATCTCATCGGGCGTTGCCCATCATCGGAGAAAGACAAATGGCGGATATTTCAGTTACAGCGGCGAGCGTGATTGCAGGCACTGGTGCCAGCACGAAGAGCGGCGTTGCGGGCGCAACCATCACGGCGGGGAAGATCGTTTACCGCGATCCGGCTGATGCCCGATACAAGCTGGCGGATAACGACGCCGTGCCGACCGCAGGGTTTGGGGCCGTATTCATGGCGCTCAATGGCGCGTCCGCTGGTCAGCCCCTTGCGGTTCTGGTGGGTGGGAACGTCACCTTGAACGCTGTGCTAACAGCAGGCACGTCCTATTATCTGTCTGGCACGGCGGGCGGCATCGCCCCGCGCGCTGATGTGACAATCGGCGATGCTGTGGTTTTCCTTGGCACCGCATCGTCAACCACGGTTCTGGTATTCAAGCCGATCATTTCTGGCGTGACGCTCTGATATGAAATGCTGCGACGTTACATCGGGGATGCTCCGCACCACGGTTCAATTCCAGCGGATCACGCGCACAACTGATGGCGCGGGCGGCTGGACTGAGACGTGGGCGGCAATCCCTGATGCACCGACGCGGGCATGGGTAAGGGGCGCAAGCGGCTTTGAGCGGCTACAGGCGGGGCGGCTGGACGCGCAAACAACGGACAGGCTAACGTGCCGCTATTTCGCTGGCCTTACGGCGGCGGATCGCGTTCTTGTGGATGGTGCAGCGCACAATATCCAGTGGGTCGACAACGTCGAGCGGCGCAACAGATGGCTGGATATGAGGCTGGCGGGCGGGGTGGCAACCTGATGGCGAGTTTGGG